CTCCCAATAGAAATGGTAGATTCTATCCTGAAAGAATACTCAAGAGAGAGGCTGAAAGATATAAAAAAATGATTGCTAAAGGTTTATCAACTTCAGAATTGAACCACCCAGAATCTTCTTTAATTGACCTCGATAGAGTTTCACACATAATAACAGACGTATGGTGGGATAAGAATATATTAATGGGTAAATTAAAATTACTCACTTCACCAGGTTTTCATGAAAGGGGTATCGTTTCAACTAAAGGTGACCAAGCGGCTAACTTAATGAGACAAGGGGTAACCATGGGTGTTTCATCAAGAGGTGTTGGTTCCTTGAAAAAAGTTGGGGAAAGAAATGAAGTTCAAGACGACTTCGAGTTAATTTGTTTTGACTTAGTATCCTCACCTTCAACACCTGGTGCTTATCTTTTCTCAGATGTGAACGAAAGAGAAAAATATGAAGAAAATCTTGAAGAAGAAAAGAAAGTTTCACAACCTGAGAAGAATTTAGACAAGTCTATTGATTTGATGAAAAAACTTACCGATTTTTTAGGTAAATAAAAATTAAAATTATGGACGAAAAGTATTTTGTTGCTAAAATCACCTATGACCTTCCTGATGAAAACTCTGGTAAAATTAAAAAAATTAGAGAAGAAAAATTAGTTAAAGGTTTCTCAGTAACTGATGTTGAAGCTAAGGTTACAAAAAAATATGAAGGGTTTTCTCACGATTGGAGAATAACCTCAGTTTCAGAGAGTAAAATCGATGAAGTAATTGATTAAAAATTTAAAGTGGTCCTAACGACCACTTTTTTTATTTTATAGAACTATTTATAATAAACTTTTTAAAATGATTTTTATTATAAATTACAGAGACCAAAGTTCAACCCTATTAAGTGCGACTACGTGGTCAGACGCTTCAGCATACGCTGAAGGAACTGGTAAAGAAATTTCATCTATTAATCAACCTAACTACGGAACGTTGGTTTTGAATTCCCCTCTATCCAGCAATTTTTATCAATTAATACTTAAAAACAATTCAACAGGTGTTTCCACAAGCTATTTTGTTTTTGAGGAAGATTATCAATCTTTAACCACTTGGATTGAATCACAAGTAAATACAGAGGTGACACAACTATTCCACCAACAAAGAAATTACGTTTCATTATAAGAGAAATAATACTTTTTTCTTATTTGACACTATTTATAAGTTAAATTAAACAATTTTTCTATGCAAGAAAATAAAGATGTAGTACAAGAGGCACTCATTCGAATGAAACAAGTCGAAGATGTAATTGCCGAGAATGCAAAAGGAATACTTGCTTCAACTATGAAGGAAGAAATCAATCAATTAGTAAAAGAATCTCTATCTGAACAAGATGATGACGAGGTTGAATTAGATGTAGACATGGACGATGACACTGAAGAAGTGGATATGGACATGGATATTGATAACGAAGACGAAGTCGGAATGGATATGGACTTAGATATGACTGACATGGATTCAGAATCTCCTATTGATTTAACAAACGCTTCTGACGAAGAAATTCTAAAAGTTTTCAAAGCTATGGGTGAAGAAGACGGTATCATTGTAAAGAAGGATGGTGAAGACATTCATCTTACTGATAACAATTCTGACAACGAATACTTAGTAAAACTTGGTGAATCTATGGAAGAAGAAATGGACGAACAAGAAGAGGAAATGGATGAACAAGAAGAAGAAATGGACGAATCATCTCATTGGGGTGGTAACAAAGGTGACATTTCTAAATCTCGTAAAGACTACATGGAAGAAGACGAAGATGTAGATGCAGTTATTGAAAAGTTATTCTCATCAGATGACAGCGAAGACATGGATGTTGACGTTGAAGACGAAGAGATTATGTATGAAATCGAATTTGACGAACAAGACGATGACGACATGGATGATTCTGCTGACATGGATTTGGACGAACAGGAAGAAGAAATGGATGAGCAAGAAGAAGAAATGGATGAGCAAGAAGAAGAAATGGATGAGCAAAATTGGGAAGAAAGCTTAGATGAGGCTTACAGTCACAAGAAAGCACCAGGAGTTAAAGGTAGTGGGCCTAAATTCTCTTATGACAAATCTGCTAAAGGTGGATTCAAAGAAGATAAGAAAGTAGGACCTAAATCTGTAGGAACTGGTAAAGCTAAGTTTGAATACAAGAAAGGCGCGAACATGGAAGGAAAGTCTAAAGTAGTTAAAGCTGAAACGAAAGAAGGGAAATTCGGAGGCAACAAAGGAGACGATTCTCGTTCTAAAAGAGACTACGAACAAAAGTTTGGTGGTAACAAAGGTGACAAATCTAAAACTCATAGTGGAAAAGATTATGAAAAGACTGAAACTAAAGAAGCTGCAAGAACTTATGGTATGGGTTCTAAAGAAGGAAGAGGTCTCAGAAAAGGCATCACTAATAACAGAAACTATGTTTATGGTAAAAATGGTGTAAAAGTTGAATCTCTTGAATCAGAAGTTAGTATGTTGAGAGAAAAGAACGAAGAGTATAGAAAAGCATTAAATGTGTTTAGAGAAAAATTAAATGAAGTAGCAATCTTCAACTCTAATTTAGCATATGCAACTAGACTTTTCACTGAACATTCAACAACTAAAAAAGAAAAAATAAATATCCTGAGAAGATTTGACGGAGTAGAAACACTTAAAGAGTCTAAAAATCTCTATAAGTCTATCAAAGACGAATTAGGTCAGGTTGATTCAAAATCAATTAACGAATCAGTTGGAAATAAAATAAATAATACAGTTTCAACTGGCTCATCAACAACATTGATTGAATCAAAAACTTATGAAAATCCACAATTCTTAAGAATGAAGGATTTAATGACAAAAATTAAATAAACAAAATAAAACAAAACAAATATTTTAAAATGGGAGCATTATTAGAATCAGGTCTTGTAGGTAACATCGGTCTTAAGCACCTTAAAGTTATCAAAGAAGACACAATCGGAAAATGGGACAAATTAGGATTCTTAGAGGGTCTTAAAGGTCACATGAGAGAGAACGTAGCACAACTTTATGAAAACCAAGCGTCATACCTTATCAACGAAGCTTCAACAACTTCAGATACAGGTGCTTTCGAAACTGTGGTTTTCCCTATCGTTAGAAGAGTTTTCTCTAAATTATTAGCAAACGATATCGTATCAGTACAGGCTATGAACTTACCAATCGGTAAATTGTTCTACTTCGTACCTAACATCCAGAACTATGAAACAGGTGGTGATTACAATTCAAACGAAGGAACTCACTATTCTCCTTATGGAGCACCTAATGGACCGTTATCTCCAAACGCTGGATATAACTACAACACTGGTAGAACATTGTATGACAAGTTCTATGAAGGTGAAGAACCAGCATTAGACCCACCAGGTTTATATGACTATTCTAAAGGTTCATTCTCTGCTGTAACAGGTTCTGCTGTAACTGCACAATGGAATAATGTAACATTAAACCTTGACCCTTACGCTTATGCTGAAGGTAACTACAGAAAAGTATTACTTATCATGTCAGGTTTCGCATCTGATGGTGCTGGTAAATTAATCGGTCCTGATGGTCAACCAATCGACAACGAATCATTCTTATCTGATTTGACTATCTACGGTAGTACTGTTGGTACAAACGTAAATACTGCAGGTGGCGGTCCTTACTTATTTAGAGTTGTAACTCAAAGATATGGTAAAGGTATCGTTCAATACGGTAATAACAACTCAACATTAGTATTCCCTACATCAAAAACAGGTGGTGGTCAATATGACAACATTTGTGATGTTGAAGGACAAATCTATCTTGAAGTAGATTTACAAGTTCCTGCATGTATCTCTTGCGGTGGTTCAATCGACGGTTACACAGGTTCAACGTTCTCTTCAACAACAACACCAAACCAAGCGTTTACACCAGTTTATAGAATTTACAAGAACTTAGAATTCGAAGATAAAATTGGTGAGGTGTCATTCGACCTTCAATCAGTAACAGTTTCTGTAACTGAAAGAAAATTAAGAGCACACTGGTCTCCTGAAATGGCACAAGACGTTGCGGCATTCCACAACATCGATGCTGAAGCTGAATTAACAGCTTTATTGTCTGAGCAAGTTGCGGCTGAAATTGATAGAGAAATCTTAAGAGACCTTAGAAAAGGTGCGGCATGGAACTTAAGATGGGATTACAACGGTTGGAAAAGATTGGGAACTAACGCAGTTCCTTACACTCAAAAAGACTGGAACCAAACGCTTATCACAGCAATCAACCAAGTTTCTGCTCAAATCCATAAGTCTACTTTAAGAGGTGGTGCTAACTGGATTGTTGTTTCTTCTGAAATCAGTGCAATTTTTGATGATTTGGAATATTTCCACGTATCAAACGCAGCTCCTGAACAAGACCAATACAACATGGGTATTGAAAGAGTTGGTACTTTAGCTGGTAGATATCAAGTGTATAGAGACCCTTACTTCCCACCAAACCAAGTGTTATTGGGACACAAAGGAACGTCTTTACTTGACACAGGTTACATCTACGCACCATA